TGGCATACATATCTTCAATCTAAAAGTGTGGCATTTGAATCATTTGAGGCACAAATGCTTTCTATGAAAATTAGTAAATTTATTGATGATAAGTCACTCGAAGCATCAAAAGAATTAGCAATTGAATACGGTGAACCAAAAGGTATGTTAGGAACCGGTGAGCGCAACTTAACACGAACTGCTATTGCTCCAACTACTTCATCATCATTTATTCTTGGACAGGTATCACCATCTATTGAGCCACTAGCATCTAACTATTTTACAAAAGATTTAGCAAAAGGTAAATTTACTTATCGCAATCCACATTTAAAAGGTGTGCTACATGATCATGGAAAAGATAATGAAGAAACTTGGGTAGATATTCTAAAACACGGTGGGTCAGTTCAACATCTTGATTTTTTATCTGAACACGAAAAAGATGTATATAAAACATTTAGTGAAATTACACCACTTTCTATTGTGCAACAAGCTGGCGGAAGACAAAAATATATCGATCAATCTCAATCATTAAATATTATTATTCATCCAGATATTCCAGCAAAAGATGTCAATTCTTTAATTATTGAAGGTTGGAAGTTAGGAGTTAAAACATTTTACTATCAAAGATCAGCAAACCCTGCGCAAGAATTAGTTCGTGATATTATGAACTGCGCTAGTTGCGAAGCGTAAGGAAGACTATATGTTACACTATTATATTGAGTGCGATTATTGTGACGCAGAATCACAAGTATCAACAGAAGACAAAGAGCCTGAATATTGCCCATGTTGTGGACATGAAATAAATGCTCAATTATTAGATGCAGAGGATAACGATTAATTTATATAAATAGTATTTTGTAATTAAGGAATACTATATTGTGGTTATTTGAAAATAAAGAGTTTGATCCAGCTGATTCTCGTATTGATGACTTAGCTGGATTTGTTTACTGTATAACTGATTTAAACAACGGTAAAAAGTATATTGGGAAAAAAACATTATGGTCCACAAGAAGACTTAAACCCTTAAAAGGTAAAACTAGACGAAGAGTAAAAAAAGCTCAATCTGATTGGATGAGTTACTATGGCTCAAATGAAGAAGTTAAGTTGCTTGTAGAAAATGATGGAGAAAATAGATTTAAAAGAGAAATACTAAAGTTATGTAAGACAAAAGGTCTTATGAGCTATTATGAGGCAAAAGAACAATTTGATCGTGAAGTCCTTTTTAATGATGAATATTATAATGAATTTATTGGATGTAAAATTCATTCAAAGCATGTAAAAGGAAAAGAATAATGTACGAATATAAATGTACTATTAATAGAGTAGTTGATGGAGATACTGTTGATGTAGATATTGATCTTGGATTTGGTATTGTGTTAACTGATGAAAGAGTTCGTGTAATGGGTATCGATACACCTGAATCTCGTACCAGCGATAAGGTTGAAAAAGTTTTTGGTAAAGCAGCTAAAGCAAGACTTCAAGAACTTCTTGGATCTGAAGGCGTGTTAAAGACTGAAATCAATAAAGATGGTGAAGATATGAAAGGTAAGTTTGGTAGAGTCCTTGGTGATTTTGTTGCTCCTGACGGACGTATGTGCACCGATATTCTTATTGATGAAGGTCATGCCGTTCCATATCATGGACAATCAAAAGCTGATGTTGAAAAGGGTCATTTAGCTAATCGTCAAAGATTAATGCAAGAAGGTAAAGTAGACGTAAAATTAATTCAAGAATTATCTGAATAAAAGGTTTACAATTGAGTAATACTATGATATAATAACTATATAATGAAAGGAATCAACTATGATTTTAATTGACTTCTCAGGTATTTCAATTGCACCTGTTGCAATGGGTTTAACAAATGCTGATGAAAATCTAATACGCCATATGATATTAAATAGTATTCGTATGTATCGTCAAAAGTTTAAAGACAAATATGGCGAAATAGTTATTGTATGTGATGCCGGCGGAAACTGGCGCAAAGATGTATATCCTGAATATAAAGGTAAGCGCAAAGAATCTCGTGAAAAATCTAAAATTGATTGGGAAGAAGCTTTTCGTTGTATTAATTTAGTTCGTGAAGAATTAAAAGAACATTTTCCATATAAAGTTATTCATCAATGGGGATGTGAAGCTGATGATTCTATTGCTGAAATAGTAAAATGGACTCAAGAGTTTGGTAATCATGAAGAGGTAATGATTGTATCTGCTGATAAAGATTTTCGTCAACTACAAAAATATGGTAATGTTCGTCAATGGTCAACAGCAACTAAGAAATTTGTAGATGAACCTAATCCTAGATTATATCTTGAAGAACACATTCTTACTGGATGTGGCACCGATGGTGTACCAAATGTATTATCAGACGATAAATGCTTTGTTGAAGGGCGTAGACAAACACCATTATCTGCTAAGAAAAAAGCAATACTACTCGAAGATCCAAAAGCTTTAGGTGATGAAATTTATCGTAATTATTTACGCAATAAAAAACTAATAGATTTAACGGAAAAATCAGAATGTCCTCAAAATATTAAAGAAGAAATTATAAATACATATGAAGCACAGGATCAGTGGGCAAATAAAAGTAAAGTGTTCCCATATCTTGTAGCTAAGCGTTGTAGAATGTTAGTTGAAAGTGTACAGGAGTTTATATAATAATGATAAGTGATATAATTAATGATACAAGAAAAGCTCGATCTAAAAAAGAAAAGATTGAGATATTGAAAAAGAATGAATGCTGGGCATTAAAAGATATTTTAAGAGGAACATACGACACTAGTGTTCAATTTAATATCCCAACTGGCCCTCCTCCACCATTTCAAGCAAATGAAGGTTACAATGCACCATCTAATCTTTATAAAAGACATAAAGATTTTATTTCATTTGTTAAAGGTGGACCTGGTGACTCTATGCAAAAAGTAAAAAGAGAAAAAGCTTTTATTATTTTGTTAGAGTCAGTTGAGCCACCTGAAGCAGAATTAATTATTAATATGATTAATAAAAACCCAATAAAAGGAGTCACCAAAGCAGTAGCAAAAGAAGCCTTTCCAAATTTGATACAGAAATAAATATATAATGATTGGAAAATATACTTATAATTAGATTTATAGACAGACCTTCTTCGGAAGAGTCTGTCTTTTTTTAGGAGAACTAAAATGGTTTTACATAACAATCAAATAGCGAAATTACAAAAAGATTCTACTGAGCTCAAAGCTTATGTAGAGGAAATAAAACAAAAGGGTAACCATTCTTTAGCTAAGAAACTAGAATCAAAAAAAGTATATTTAGATCAGAAGATATATGAATTAGAGGATATGGTAGCATAATTCCTTACAAGAAATAGTATAAAAAGGGAACAATTAGTTTTGTTCCTTTTTTTATTTGTATAAATATAGTAAAATGGTTTAGCAAATTATCGGATGGGGTAGACATGAAAACTTTTAAACAGATGAACGAAGATATTCAACATCAAAAGAATGTAAATGAGAGTATTGCAACAAGAATCAAACAAGCTATAGCTGGATTTAAAACTAATCCGGCTGATCCTAAGAAACATGCCGCAAGAATGAAAAACATAGCTAATAGAGCTGCTAAGCAAGATGCCGAACATGAAAAAGCAAAAGCAGCTATGCGTGATAAAAGTAAAAGCAATGCCAAAGAATTAGCAGGCTTAAAAGGGTTAAGCAAAGGTTATAATATTACCAAAAAAGGTAATGCTGATAATCCAAACTCAATGCGACCTAAGGATAAAGACGGAAATCCTAAACATGGATCATTATGGAGTTCCACTGTAAAACATAATCCTAATAATAAAGGCTCAATGGCGCCCCATCCTAAAGGAGATTGGGTAGATGCTGCTGGAAATCCCGGACACGACACTACCATAGCGCATCGGTCGAACCATTTAGGTCCGAGTTGGGTCGCTGCTACAGAAAATAGAATAAACGACCCGGCAGAAAAAGAGCGCAAGAAATACCACGGTAATAATCCTGCTGAAGAACGCGTAATTACTATTAAAAAGCATATTGCTGCGCTTAAAAGACATGACCCAGAAGACAAAAAGAGATTAGCTCATGCTGAACATACTTTAAAACTCCATCATGATGCTCATAAAGCGGCAGGCGCTCATCTAGAAACTCATGGAGAACATGAGTTTACAACTTCAAATCATAGCCATTATTATGAGCATCATTACGGTAACGGAGAGGAAGATCATCATTATGATGAAATGGAAAAGCATAAAAAAGCTGAACAAAATAATCCTAATGAAACACATATAGATAATGCAAGACTAGGATATGATCATACACATCATGATCATCCACATCATGAAGAAGAACAAAAAGCTGACGTTGTCACATCAATTCCTAAACATGCTGCTACTTTCCGTAAAGTAGCTAAAACTTCTACCGCGGCTCATGAAGCTTATAATAAAATGGTTGATAGCCAGAAAAAAGCTGAATCTGATCTTCCGAAAGGTACAAAAAGTAAAACTAAACTTAATAAGAAAGCTGCTTACAATAAAGTTGATGTCGAGGGCCGTAAAAAGCATTATGAAAAAGCTCTTGCAAGCGTAAATCCAGAACATAACGAAATAATTAAAAATTTAAAACATGTCGATAAAGATAATAGACAAGGTACTTTGAATATTTAAATAGGGTGATTTAAATGGGAAGTTATTCGAGAAAAAGATACGCAACTGAATCGGCTAGCT